TATATTAACTTTACTCTTGATGAAGAGTTCAACGAAACCGTCCAGTCCCCGATACATGAGGACTTTTCTTATTCTTCTTTCAGCGAGGGAGAGAAGATGAGAATCGATCTAGCACTCTTGTTCACCTGGAGAGAGGTAGCAAGGATGAAGAACTCTGTTAATACCAATCTACTCATTATGGATGAGGTATTTGACAGTTCTCTCGATGGATTTGGCACAGATGAGTTTTTGAAGATCATTCGATTTGTAATTAAAGATGCAAATGTCTTTGTTATCTCTCATAAGGAATCTTTATTTGATAAGTTTGAGAATGTGATAAAATTTGAGAAAGTAAAAGGATTTTCTAGTATAGTATCCTAGAACAAACAGAAAAATGAATACTCCAAACTGGCAACATCACTCAAAAAAGGAACAGAAGAGAAAATTAAAACCACAAGCGTTGCGTCAGCGTAAAGAATCATTGAGATATTTGAAGAATAAGTTAAATGTAACAACAAGTACATTAAGTTAGGAAACGCTGACTATATAATACAGAATTGGAGAAAAGGTTATGAAGTGAAATTAAATTCTTCATTATCTGATGTTTATAATTTAAAAAAAATTATGCATAATTTAATTTCACATAATCAGTTAGCGGGTTGGAAACAAAGTATTGAACGATTGACTCATACCTTAGATAGAACACTTAATGAATCTGATCAAATTAATGATTATTATGATTGTCTAATTGAATGTGATAACGATCAGGCGACTTGTAAACGTATCTGTAGGAGTATTCTTTCATAACCAACCATAGACACTTTAGAAACTGTCACTGAGGGCCTCCACCGAAAGGTGGAGGTTTAGTATTATAGGGACATCAAAAGGAGTTCAATGCCAGTCTTACAGGAAATTAAGTCACAACTCGCTAAACTTCTTGCCACTGAGGACTTGGTGGTTGAGCATCGTAAGGTTTCCACAGCTCAGTTCAATGTTCATAGTCGTATACTAACTCTTCCGATGTGGGAGAGTGCAAGCAATGTTGTATATGATTTACTTGTAGGGCATGAAGTTGGACATGCTCTCTATACTCCTGATGAAGATCTTCCGAAAAGTATTCCTCATTCTTTTATTAATATTGTTGAAGATGCTCGTATTGAGAAGTTGATGAAGCGCAAATATCCTGGAATGAGTAAAACATTCTTTAAAGGATATAACCAGATGAGTGATGATGACTTCTTCAAAATCGCTGATGAAGATCTTGATGAATTCAACCTTGCTGATCGTGCAAATTTATATTTTAAGATTGGCAATTTTGTAGATATTCAATTCTCTGATGAAGAGATGTCAATTGTTCGTATGATCGGAGATTGTGAGAATTTTGAAGATGTTATTAAGGTAGCAGAAGTGCTTTATAAGTATTGTAAGAAAGAAGTTAATAATGAAAAAGAAGATATTGAAGTGCCTAAGTCTCAGGAGCAATCTTCTCAGGATCAGGTGGAACAAGAAAGCGAGGAGTCAAAACCTCAAGGAATGATTGAAGATGAATCTGAGAATAGTGAGGACGATGGTGAACCGGAGAATGAACCGGAGATTGAAACTGTAGATTCCCTTTCTGACAGTATTGAGCAACTAGCGCGAACTGATGGTATTGAAACTGTTTATGTGGAAGTTCCTAAAGTTAATCTTGATACAATTATTGTATCTAATCAACTTGTTCATGAATATATTGATACTAAGTTTAATCATCAACAGAACATTGCTGATGAAATGAATTACAAAATTTTTGATCAACCTGACAAAGATTTTATTCAGTTCAAGCGTTCTGCGCAGAAAGAAGTTAATTATCTTGTAAAAGAGTTTGAGTGTAAAAAAGCTGCAGACTCTTATGCCCGTGCCACCACTGCTCGTACTGGTGTTCTTGATTGCACTAAACTTCATACTTACAAGTATAATGATGATTTATTCCGCAAAGTAACAACTCTTGCTGATGGTAAAAGTCATGGATTAGTGTTTATGCTTGATTGGAGTGGTTCTATGCAGTACACCCTGATGGACACTTGTAAGCAGATGTTCAATTTATTGTGGTTCTGTAAGAAAGTTGGCATTCCTTTTGATGTATATGCTTTCACTAGTGAGTGGGGTACTCATCGTGATGATGATTTTCCTCATCGACTGGTAGATCATTATGAGAGGAAGGAGAATATTCTTGCAATTGATAATGAATTCAATCTTCTCAATATCCTTTCTAGTAAAACATCAACTAAAGAATTGGAAAGGCAGATGATTAACGTCTGGAGACATGCTTATGCTTTCTGTAGAATTTATAATTGTTCATACTCTTGGGGTAGGAAAATGTCTCTTTCAGGTACTCCTCTGAATGAATCTCTGGTTTGCTTACATCAGATTCTTCCTAAGTTTCAACGAGAAAACAAACTTCAAAAAGTTCAGTGTATTGTTCTAACTGATGGCGAAGCTTGTCCACTAAATCATCATAAACTGATCAAGAGATATTGGGAAAATAATACAGAGTTTCTTGGAACTGCACGTCATGAACAGTGGAAGACTATCCTTCGTGATAGGAAAACAGGTAATATGTACAAATTTGAATCTGCAAATTATAATGGATTCACTGATGTCATGCTAAAGAATCTAAAAGATAATTTTCCTGAAGTAAACTTTATGGGTATTCGTTTACTTGCTCCTCGCGACTCTACTAATTTTCTTAGACTTTACTATGATCATGGTGCCGAACTTACTAAACTTCAGAATGAGTGGAAGAAAGAAAAGAGTTTTGTGATTCGTGAGTCAGGATATGATGCATACTTTGGACTCTCATGTTCTGCTCTCGCTCAAGATGTTGAGTTCGATGTTGATGAAGGTGCATCAAAGGCAAAAATTAAGTCAGCATTTGCTAAGAGTTTGAAGACTAAAAAACTAAATAAGAAAGTTCTTGGAGAATTTATTTCTTTGGTGGCATGAAATTATTCCCTTTATTATTTTTATTAGCAACTCCTGTATTTGCTTTATCAGAGGGTGGTTTTCATCCAGAACCATGCCCCACACAATTGAATTCTCAAGTCGTTGTTCCAATTACAATCAAATCAAATGAGCACCAGTATGAATTGGAAAGAAATAGCACTTCAGATGGAAACTAATTCAAAGGTTCGTAAGGTTCTTCTAGAAGGCCCAAAGAGTCTCTCAGAATCTTGGATTTTAATGGCAATGCAGTTCAAGTATAGACGATTTGAAAAGTGAACACTGGGGGGTTACACCCCCCTTTTTTGTTTGTATAATAAGCAGGTAAACGACAAAAGCACATGGCACTGTCCCCTGAGTACATCCGCACCTCACTTCAAGAACTGTATGGCACAGAGCTCACTGCTGCCGATATTCGCGCCTGGTGTGCAATGAATGACTGCAATTATCAGACTGTTACCAATAAACTGACTGATTATAAAGTGGGACGTGGCAAGTGGAATCTGGAAGTAACTAAAGAGACTGTAGAGGATCTAGAAGTAACATATAATTCTCCTGCAGCTATGCCTGCAGTTGAACAAAATCTTATTCCTTTGAAAGATGATTCCTTCGTCCAGTTTGGTAACTTTGGTGATATTAAAAAAATTATTAAGTCCGGTATTTTTTATCCGACGTTCATTACAGGACTCTCCGGTAATGGAAAGACTTTTTCGGTTGAGCAAGCGTGTGCCCAACTCGGCCGAGAACTTATCAGAGTAAACATCACAATCGAAACAGATGAAGATGATCTTATCGGCGGTTTTCGCCTTGTTGATGGTAACACCGTCTGGCACAATGGCCCAGTCATCGAAGCACTCGAAAGAGGTGCTGTATTGCTCCTTGACGAACTCGATCTCGCTTCTAACAAAATTCTCTGTCTCCAAAGTATCCTTGAAGGGAAAGGAGTTTTCCTTAAGAAAATCGGACGGAGAGTTGATCCTGCAAGTGGATTCAACGTCATCGCCACAGCCAACACTAAGGGTAAAGGTTCAGACGACGGACGATTCATTGGAACTAATGTGCTCAACGAAGCATTCCTAGAGCGTTTCCCTGTTACTTTAGAGCAGGAATATCCTACTGCTGCTACTGAGACAAAGATTCTCACTAAACTTTGCTCTGATGAAACCTTCTGTAAGCGTCTTGCTGACTGGGCAGATATCATTCGCAAGACATTCTATGATGGGGGTATTGAAGAGATCATCAGCACTCGCCGTCTGGTTCACATCGTTCATGCATTTAATATCTTTAGCGATAAGGCAAAAGCAATTGAGGTTTGTGTGAATCGCTTTGATGACGAAACTAAGCAGGCCTTCCTAGAACTGTATGATAAGGTTGATGCTGATTTCCAGATGCCTGGGGATGAGGATCAAAAGCAAGCACTTGACTCGCACAACTTCTCTTGATAAAATGACTAATGCTTGGAGTTTACTTTACGATGTTATGTCTATGAGAGCAGATGATTACTCTACAAATGAAGATAGAATTATTGGTATAGAAGATGAAGATGAAATCAATCTAGGGATTCATTCAATATCTGAATGGAACTCTATTGATGATTCATCAATAGAGTTCAGTATCAATGTCCCCGATCTTCCAGAAACTCCAGATAATAATAATGGACGCTGGAAGTATAATGAAGATGTTATCTTGAAGGACATCCACGAGTATGTTAGTGGCACCTATCGTAGTCACTACACAGGAAAATCTAGTGGATTTAAAGATATTCAGACTATTGACTTGATGGCAGCAAAGGGACTTGCATCTGCATTCTGTCAATCAAATATCATAAAGTATGGGACGCGGTATGGTGATAAAGATGGAAAAAATAAAAAGGATTTACTAAAAGTAATTCATTATGCTATGCTACTCTTGCATTTTGATGATCACTACAAACCAACCAAC